CCATTATCCAGTCTAGTTGCTACCTCAATTTTAATTGCTGTTTTAAGCCCCTTAGGAACTTCAGCAAGTGCTTTCTTAAACTGAGCTGGTGAGAGAGCAAGAAACTGATTAATATCAGAAGCATCATAAAGATTATCATAAAGATCTTTTACATCTTTCCATCTAGGATCCTCTAATAATTCATCATTCTCAATCTGGAAACATGGATCATAGATATATGGTGAGCGGCTAGATTTAAGAGAGTACAAATCTCTATATTCTACTTCACGAACATCTCCATATCCATCCCAACGGTATAGAATATCACTTTGTTTACCAGGCATAAATAATGTTCCCTGCACTAAAGAACGACATTCAATAAGTTCGTTCTGTTCAAACTTTTTAGTAGTTTTAACAGGAGCTGTTTCCTTTGTAGTATTTTCAGTAGTAGCAACAGTTTTTGTTGCAGCTCTTCTTGTTGCCATGTTATTACTCCTTTTTAATCAGTTAAAGAGGTGGTAATTCCACCTCTTTAAATAGTTTTTTATTTAAGTGTCCAAACTCCGAAACGCTTTCCAATAATTGTGGCCACACCCATTTTAATCTGATATTCATACTCAATAGTTTTATCCATATTTGTATTTCCATCAGATACTTCTTTAATCTGAGCGTCGCCTTCATTGTAGATCTTGATAAATTTGTTATCAGCTACTGGCATAATCAGAAGTTTAGTATTATCTACTAACTTTTTACTTGTGTCATTGTTAGCAAATCTCTGTGGAATTTCAACAAGACGAATACCTTCAAACATACCTAAACGGCCTGTAGTGTGTCTTTCATCTTTCATTGCATTAGATACCCAAGTAATATCTTCCATAGCAGAAAGTTTTGCAAGAGCAGATTTGGTACCCATAACAACTACTTCATCACCTGTAGCCATCTGTACATCTTCAATCAGAGTCATAAACTCATCTTTTGTAGCTGCTGCAAGTGTACCTGTCTTATTAAACTGTGTAGACGGGAGAACCTTCTCACCTGCTGCCATTACAGCCGCATATACCATATCGTTAATTTTCTTGTCAAAAGCTTCATAGATTTTCTGTACGAATCCAGCCCAGTCAATACGACCTGCCATAAACAGCTC